GGTTAGCCCATTCAGCTAACAATAAATTTAAACTGCGTTTTGCAGTTTTTAAATCGTATGCTGTGCGTAGCTCAAGACCGCATCTTTCAAATGCTTCTTCTATGTATTCAGCTACATCTAGCTCAAAATTTTTAGAGCCTGAAACTGCCATATTATCTTACTATCTCAGCACCCTGTCTTGATCTTCTGTTGTTTGATGCACCTGCACAAACGCCACCACCATCTTTGTACATAGCAACTTTTCTTTGGTTTGACCCCGACATGCCTCTTCCTCTTGCGGGCATTGGAGTGCGTTTAGCTTTCATTGCTTGAGGTTTTTCTTTGCTTAATTTTCGCAATGAGCCAAAAATTCCGCCTGATGACGGCATTCTTGCTCTGCCTGATTGATTTTTTGACTTAGAAACAGCCCTAGAAGCAACCTTTCCAAAAAGACCTTTGCCCATTTTACCCGATGCTTCTCGTGCCATTAATTTTGGCTTTACTTTTTTAAATGCTTTTGATAAAAATCCCATTGTAAACTCCTGTGTTTAAATTTAGCCAATTAAGGCTAATGTTTATGATACCTTATTTTTTGTTTTTTTTTGCAAAAGTTTTAACATTAGTTGGCTTTCCGCCCACACCTTGTTTTTTTGATCTCTTTCTTGTAACTGCTGATTTAATTTGTGATTTACTCATTGATTGTGCTTTAGATTTAGGCACACACTTGGGATACTTTCTCTTTGATCCTTTTGTAGACTTTCTTCCACACTTATTAAATCCACCACCCTTTTTGGGTGAGCCTATATCTACCCAATCTTCTTTAAACCACCGCCTTAATCCGCCTGCTGGTTTTGCCATTTACTTGCCTCTTTGTGACATAGCCCGTTTCTTTGCAAGCTTGTTCAAATCTCCGTAATGAAAAATTGGCTTACTTGTTTTTGTATGATTTTTATTGGTATGTAATTTTCCATTAGGCATTTTATGATAAGAACCACTCCAAACGGTGCCATCTTTTAAATAATGTTTTGAATTCATGCCCATAATTTAACCTCGCATCTTGGTTTTCTTTCTGCGATTATTCATAACCGCACCACAACCACGAGCTATAAAACTTTTAACACCTACACCCTTTTTAACCGTGCCACCATTTGCCAAAAAGCCCATTTCGTTGCGTACTTGTTTGGGTAACTTGGGTAACCCCTTGTTGCCTTTTGGTATTGGTTTTAGACTTTTTTCCATAATTCCACCATTAGCTTTGTATTGACCGCCCATTTTTTTGTATTCCTTTACCATGTACGCATTTGCGTACGCTGATGGATAAACATCAAACTTAGCCTTTGCTTTAGACTTAGCTTTACTATAAAGACTTGGATTTTTTACATTTTTAGGTATAGCCATTTAACATTTCCACCTTCGCCTTGCTTGGCGTATTCTTGAGTTAGGATCATTCCTAGTTTTTGCTGAACTGCGTTTAAGTTGTCCAAGTGATCTAGCACAATAAGACTTACGCCTTTTTGCTGCCTTGCTTCCTTTTTTAACTTTACCAGTTACTGCTGTTTGCAACTTTGAGCCGGGGTTAGCTTTTCGATAAGCCTTAACACCCTTCGCTGTCATGCCTGCACCTTTTTTAGTGGGGCGATAATTGGCTCCCTTTCCTGTAGTGGTTCTTCGGATGGGTTTTGCTTTTGTTCGTGTTGCCATATTAATTAATATAGTAGCACCGCAAGGATGCTACTACAAAGTTAAGATGTTAAGAGTGAAAAATAGTAACTCTGTCAATATTACTTAATACAACATGAATGCCATCGTTAAACAAAACGCCTGAATCAGGTATGTTTAAAGTTTCTGTATCGTTAGCATTGCAAGGTGCAATAAGTAAAGTTGAGCCTGTTACCGAACCATCTTTAAATGTAACGGTTCCATCGGATGTACCACCTGCGATTATGTAGCCTCTTAACCTTGATCTTCCTGAGATCAAAGAAGCACCGCCAGTTGCACTAGATGTTGTAGTTGCCGTTTTTACATCTGAGCCTGTTATTCGCATAGACATACTAAGCTCCTAATTATGCGTCAGCAAATGGAGTTACTAAAGTACCTGAGCCTAAAGTGATTCCTTCAACAGCATATTTAGCACTTGCAATAGCATGCACTTTAATAACGCTTCCTGCTAATCCACCTTTGGTTGTTCCGTTTAAAGTAATAACATCGTTAGTAGCACCTGAGATAAAAGTTTTACCTGTTGCGTCATCTACGCCTGTATACAATCCACCAACAAACTTATCTGTGCCATCAGTTAAGATGTCAAGATCAGTAGCTGCTGTTACGACTACAAATGTGAAGGATGCTCCTAGATTATTTGCTTGATTTGGGTCTGTAGGATCACTAGGTGTTGTTGTGACAATTGAAGGCAAAGTAAATTTACCGTCTGCGTCATTACACAACAAGATTTTTCCTGCGTGATCGTCTACTGTTAAGGTTGTATCTGCTGTTAAACTAACAACTGCATTTGAACCTGCTGAAATAAATCCTGCCAATGATTTGACTGGACCTGAAAAAGTTGATTTAGCCATAATTTGCTCCTAACTAAATATGTTGCACCATCTTGGAGTAAGTCTGCCGAGTCAGTTGGGGCAACGAGTTACCTCGGTTTAGATAACTATACTCTTTATCAACCAAGGTCTCAAGATTTACTTGGTTAGTTTTTTTATGGCTTCTTCTAAGTGTTTAAAGGCTTCGTAGATGTGAGTGTATATTTCTTTGTTGTCATCATTTTTGCTTGAGTCTTTTAAAAATACATGACCAACAGTTTCCAATAAGCCTTTGGCTTTGATTAATAATTCTAGGTAATATCTCATCACAAAATTTTAACACAAAAAAAGGGAGCCGAAGCTCCCTTTACGGTTCTTAAGAAACTTAAGCTCCTTGTGATCCGAAGACACCACGCCAGTTAGAGACACCAAATGAGTATCTTTCTCTAGCTCTGTATCTAATGTTACCTGTTGAGAATTCAGGTTCCATAGTGGTTTCCATTCCAGTTCTTTGGAACATTTTTAAACCTTCACCATCAGAGTTCACAGATGTCATAATGAAATATGCATCAGGATCGTTCAGATAATGGTTTACTGAGAAACCGTTAGGTACAGAAGATTGATTTCTAATTGAGTTGATGTCGTTATCGGCTGTTCCGACTCTGCCCGGTGTGTTGAGCAGTCTATCAGCCACAAATACTAATTGTGGTGGAACAATCAATTTATCAGGTCTAACTGCAATAGTTAGATTTCTGTCATCAACAAAAGTTGAGATATCAATTATGTTATCTTCTAAAGAAGTTTCGTTAAGATCAGCCATTGTTGTTGCTCTGTTAGCAGCAGTACCACCACCCGCAAGCGGATGAGCAGTTGAGATCAATGGTTGACCATCACCAATAGCATAATTGGTATCAAATGCATTGTTTAAAACATTTGCACCTTTTACTTCTTTAGTGTGTTGCATGGATCGAGCCAAGGCTTTTGTATACCTTCTACCCAATTGGTCATACAAGTTATCTTCAATAGCTTCTTCAGTTAATGCAAAAGCAAGAGCCACAGTTTCGTGTGTATATCTTGCAGTATAGCCTTCTGAAGCATTATCAAAGTTAACGCCTGCACCCTCTTCCTTGACAGGAGCAGCACCAAATCCAACAACTAACACTTCTTCTTCAAAAGCTCTTTCAGAGTCTTCTATAGAATACAGTTCTTCGTATTCGCTGTTGTATTCGTCATATTCTAGTCCAAATAGAGCATTAAGACCCGGTTCTAGTTCTTTCGCAAGTTGCGATCTACTTATAGCCATTTGTCACCTACCTTATGCTAGACCTGCGGATTTAACACCACAGATATGATTTTGAATTACGCATAATACATTCGTATTAGCACTCGCTACATCTTCATTGTCAGGGTCTTGAGAAATGTCAATAGCCTTCAAAGGAAGAGTTGTTGTTGTCGCACCTGTTGTGACATCTAGTTCTACTCCTGAAATACCTGTATAGGTGCTTCCTGAGTTAGTGTCAACAATATCAAAGTTTCCAAACAGATCAGCCACTGGGAAAGTGTCGTCTGCCTGAACCTCAAATACTGTTTCAGGGTCGTCTACGATAAATGCAATTATATCTGAAGCATTGGTGCTTGCTGGATAATAGTTGCTAAATATCTGCTCGGATGATGTTGGGTCTGTGTACATACAGCCATTGAATACGCCAACTACGGGAACAGCACTGCCTGCGGCAGCTCTTTCAACGGTTCCACCTGTGACTTGTTTCACGATGTCGCCTTGAAAGATTGAAGTTCCGTAGTTTGCTGCTATTCGATAGCGGCTTTGTCCGCCTGAATAGGGTGAGCCACCCATCATTCTTACAGGTTTCAGACCAAATGAAGCGTCTTTATTCGCCATTATTTACCTACCTTTTTTTTCCAAATGATACATTCGATTTTCTATCGGAAGAATACTTCACATACTTGTTATTGCCTTGAACTTCACTGAACATTGTATTATCAAGAGCTTGGTTCTGTTGAACATTTCTGTTCTTGTAATGCTCGTTCCGTTCTTTAACAGTTTCTGTTGGTATTTTAGCCAATATCAAACCACCTACGCTTATGACACCTGCATGTCTTCCATGTTCGATTGTAGGTAAAGGGAAATCAGGCATTTCGTCTTGTCGGACAAATTCCCATCCTTCTCTCATACGGGCAGAAACATTGTTTCTGTCCTCTACTCCTACATACTCTGCCCTAATCCAACGGTATTGATAACCTTCGGGTGCGGGTGGAGTCTCTAACATCCTTGCAGGTTGCCAAGGCTTTCTTCTAGCTTTTTTATCGTGTTGCTCTTCATCACGAGATGTACGGGTTACATTATCAATCGCATCTAAATCCATTATTTTGCTCCTTCTATTTTCATCATCTCTTTGCCTACACGCTTGAGCCACTCTTCGTTACTCATGCCATAAGGCTTTAAGTTGCTTTTAACAGAAGCATGGTTAGAATTGATTCTAATTCCGCTTCTCTTCCCTTGTGCTTTTTGACGGCTTCCAGTAGAAGCTGAAGCTACTCTCTGCACAGATGAGTTGGCTCCTTTGCTGTCGTTTAGTTGACCCAATTCAGGGTAAACTTTTCTTAATCTGTTGTCTAACTCTTCGTAATACTCTTCACTAGAGCCATCGTAACCTTCAGCTTCGAGGTCTTCATGAATTCCCATAGCAGTGTAAGTTTTTACTCTGTCTTTTTGGAACCAATCGTTCTTCTCTGCCCAAGCTAACGCTTTCGAGTCAGGCTTGGGTTTATCATACACTGAAGTTTGGTTGTTTGGAACACTTTGTTGTGTTGGTTGTTGCACAGAATAATCCGCTTGAAAGCTTTGTTGTTCTTGTTGCATTTTTGCCAATCTGACCCTTTCTTCTTCAAGGGACACTTTGTTCAACAATTCAACACTCTTAAGCTCAAGTTCAGCATCGTTGGTTTCTCTAGCTTTTTTATACAAGTCTTCTGCTTGTTGCCTTTGAGACTTTACACGATTTTCATATTCATCCGTGTAACTTTTATCCAATGCTGATGCTTTGGTTTTTACTGTGTTGTATTCACTAGCTAGTGAATAATATTTGCTTTCCGCTTGTGAAGCTCTTTCTTCAGCCAAACGAATTCTTTCGTTTAACTTGTTTATTCTTTTGCTTACACCACGGGTGTATTTATCAAGTTCATCATCTCCGCCTGAGTCGTTTGATGCCTCTTGAGTCTCTTCAGGAATTTCTACAGATTCTGTAGCTTCCTCGTGATCGTCAAGTTGAACCTGAAGTTCTTCGTTTGTTTCTTCAATCATATGATCTCCTATGCTGAAACGATGTCATCAGGGTTAAGAATGGTAGCAATGACTTCATCATCATTAATGATTCTGACTTCGCTATCATCCGCCAATTTAAACCTAGAGCCTGCATATCTGCCTATAAGAACCCATTGACCCTTTTTGCACCAAGGTTTTTTATCTTTAAACCTTCTTTCATCTTGGTAACATTCAGGACCCATGGCTACTACATAAGCAACTACAGTCGCTAAGGTTTCCTTTTCTATGGTTTCCTTTGTCAGCAAAATGCCACCTTCGGTAACACCTTTACCTCTATAAGGTAAAACCAAAATACGCCAACCAGTTGGTTGAGGCATTCTTTCGACAATACTTTTGTCAATCAATGATGGGTCTAAAACCCTGTCATCTTCTTTTACAAAAGCCTCATCTAAACTTATTGTATCTTCTTTTTTATCTTTTTTAATTACTTTAGTCATCGACAATATCTCCTTCGTCATGTAAGTGTTCTTTTATCTTATCATGAATATAGGATATTGCTGAGATTTCTCCCATTAAAAATTGATAATTTTCCATGTCTTTTACTCCACCTGACATGACAATATCGTGTACTTGCTCCTCTCTACTTTTTAAATCTTTTCTCAGAGCATGAATAAAATCATACTTGTCCATAGATTAATACACTCCACTGAAATTATTGCCTCTTAAAGCAGCTCCTTTGCCTCTGCTTTTGCCTTTACCACTGCCCGGTTTGAATGCTTCAACCTTGACCTTTTTTGGCTGAGACAATGGAATGCTTCCTTGACCTTTTATTTTAAGGGAAGTTTTCGCTTTCATTGTTTACTCCTATTTTTTTGCTTGACTCAGAGCAATAGCCTGAGCTTGTATTTGTTTGGCTCTATTGTAAGGAACATCAAGCTTTTTAGCCAAACTTTTTATAGCTTTGTTTCTAGTTGGACTAGCCTTACTTCTAACTAATTCACTAATATTAGCAGAAATAGTTTTTTTACTTTTTCCCTTTTTTAGTGGCATTAGTTTTTTTTACTGTTGTTGTTTTCTTTGCAACTGTTTTTTTCTTTGTAGGAGCTTTTACAGCTTTTGGCTTAGGTGCTTCTTCTACAACCACTTCTGCTTCAGGTTCCATAACCTCAATGCTTTTTAACATAGCTTCTGCATTTTGCTCTTTAGCCTTTTGAAGCATTTTCTTTTCTTTTATCTGCTCCTGAATTTTTTTGTTGATTGAACTTGTCATTTATTCATCCTCGCTTGTAAGTCGATTAATTTTAACTCAGCCTGTTGTCTAAGTCTTTCTTTTGCAATGTCATTTTTTTCTGATGCATTCATTGCTTGTTGATCTGCTTTTTGTTTTTGTAATTGCAACTCAGCAGATTTTTCCATGGCATCTTGTTGTTCTTTAGAAGCAAACTGTTGATTTTTCAACTCTATCTCTTTATCACGCAAGCCAAGTTCTTGTTGCCTAATAGCAACCAATGGGTCTTGTTGTTGTGGTGGTTGAATAGAAGCCAAGAACTCGGTTGAGAGTTGTGCCAAGATTGGAGAACTCATGCTTTCAATAATGCCTTGTACTTGTTGTTGTACCATCATTTGTGATTGTGGATCAAGTGTTTGTGCCTGTTGCATCATTTGTTGTATTTGTTGTTGTGCTTCAGGTGGCATTTGTTGTTCTGCTATTTGGTTAGCTAAGAATTGTAAATGTTGCATGACATGAGCAATAATCATAGATTGCAACTGTGGGTTCATTTGAACACCTTGTGTCAAAAACAAACTCTTGTGTGCTTCTATGTGTGCTTCATGATTTTGTTCTGCAAAAGCATTAGCAGGAATACCCTGCAATAAACCACTGTTTTCTATGCCTGCATCTACAGGTTTAGGAGTCATATCTTGTGGTGGCAATAACAAAGCTTCTATGTTATCCACACCAAGTGCAGAATACATTCTGTAATAAGCCTCATATATACCCTGTGGTCCATGTATTTCAGGATTAGATTGAACCATGGTTAATAGTTCTTGTGCCATCACTATTCTTTGACTCATGGAGAATATGTTTGGATCAGATACAGGTATGACATCTACCTTCTTGCTAAAGTCTTCTAATTTTATTTCTTTTGAGCCACTACCTGTTTCATATGGATAGACTGGTGGCAAGAATTCACCAAAGACTCTAGCCAAAATTTTAAATTCTGTTCTTTGTGAGTAATGCAATCTTTTGTGAATTGCACTCATGACTTTTGTACCCTTTTCTAATAAAGCTACAGTTGTACCAACAGGCATAGCTGCATTACTATCACCAATATTCATATCGGCAATAGATGCAAATCTTTTACCACTGTCAACCAATAATCCAAGCAAGCTAAATAAAACTCCACTTGGTTCTTTATAAGGCAATGGCATCAATGCATCACGCAAAGCACCACCCGGTGCGTCTATATCTCTAAATTCACCCGGTTGTAAAGGAGATGCTTCATCTCTAATTCTTATGCCTCTAGCTTTAAAACCTGCTGGTAAATTAGATAAAGTACCTGCATCGATAAGCTGTCTTAAAATAGATGTTGTGGCTTTAGATAAACCACCTATCATGTGTGAAAGACCTAAACCATAAAATCCTAAGCCCGGTAAAAACTTGTACTGAACAAAATAATTAATTTTATTTTTAATTGGATCATCAGGCTCATAGTTTCTTCTAATAGATAAAACTCTTTGTGAAGATTCGTCAATGGTAATAATGTAAGGTAATTTTAATCCTGTTGGCTCACCATTTTCATCTAAGTCCTCAAAGCCTTCTATTTCTGCAACTGTATGTATTTCATACAATCGTCTTTGTTCATCGTTATTATACTCAGGCTCAACACCTTGTATTTTATCAATTTCTTCTGTAACCGTGTCTCGTGTTTCTACTTCACTGCCCGTTAACTCTATGTCTGCATAAAATCCTGAAAGTTGTAATTTTCTTACTTCATTGTTGCTCATAGAAACAATATGAGTTACTCGTTCTGCACTAAGCAGATCGGTTGCTTCATATGGAACTAGCAAATCTTCAGAAGGTACAAACTTTGATACAGGTCTTCTTATGGATGCATCGTAATAAACTTTTTTAAATGCACTACCTGATAATGGTAGATAAAATAACAATTGATCCAACTCAGGATCATATTCAGGCATTTCGTTCATAATGTAATAATTCATGAACTCAGCAACTCTTTCTGCTTGCATTTCTGTGTTGGCATCTCTTTGTCCAACTATTTGTGTTTTAACAGGTCCTTGTGCAGGCAAAAGTTCTTTGTATGCTTGTGCTTGGAATTGAGTTACAGATTCAGCCAAGATAGGATGAATTACGCCACTAGAACCCTCAAAGGGTTGGCTTCTTTGTTCGTCAAACCTCATGCCAAGATATTTAAGACCGTCTGTGTAAGTCTTCATCCACTCTTTACGAGATTCTTTATCGTTTTCTACATCGTTAATTAATTTTTTGGAAATAGAACCTAAAACATAGTCATCTAAATATTCAACCAAATTAGCATCAAATGGCATTTCTTGTTCTTCTTCTTCTTGAGCTTCATCAATAATAATTTCATCATCGTTGATGGTAACCTCTAAAGATTCCATCAGTTGCTCTTCAAAGGAAGGTGCTTCTGCTTCTATATCAACAGCTTTGCCCTGATCCACAATGTCAGGATTGTCTTCTGTGCCTAATTTTCTTTCAATTGCCATAGTGATTTATTATATATTAAAAATTAATGTAAGACCCTCTTCTCGTCTTCTTTGAACTGTACTAAGTCTGTCAACTCTCCTTGTACTATGTAACCGTCAATTTCTGCTATGGCTTGAGCTACCTCTAAGTCTTCAGCGTGTATATTAGGTCCACAATATTCCTGACCGTCATGAATAAATTTTGTAATAAATATTTTCATCAGTAATAACTTAGCTTTCTTCTATCAAATGATACCTCATCTTCATAGTCTGTGCCTAGCTCAATTAAGCCACCTTGTCTAATTCTCATCAATGCCATGGTTGCGGAGTCAGCAAAGTCATCGTTTTCTCCATAAGGAAAAGAAGCCATTTCTTCAATAACTTCTTCAGCAAATGCATCTTCTGTTGCCCACACCATACCGCTTTCAAACATGGGAGAAACAGAGTTCATTCTAGCTATCTTGTCTTGACCTCTGCTCGGTGAGTAAGATTGTACAGGTATACCTATCTTTCTAAGCTCTTGTGTTAGAGGCGTACCACTGGCTTTTGCCTCAATTAAAACAATATCAGGTTCCCAATATTTATATTCTTCTAAAGCTATTTTTTTCAACTCAGGAAAATCTACTCTGTGCCTTGTTGCATCCAACAATATGACAGAAGCTTCATCGCCTTCTTCAGGATAAAATATGCCCCATGTCGTTATAGCCGAGTAGTCAGCCGTTTCTTTTGCACTAAATGCGGTGTCATAGCTTTGTATAATACACTCACACGAAGGAATCTCTTCACTCTCCCAAGTTTTCCACCATTCTCTTTTTATAATTGATCCACTTTCTGCTGTTGGATTTTGCATCCACTGAGCGTTCCATTTGGATACTGGTAAAGATGCTTTTACACCCAAGAGTTCTTCTTTCTTCCAAAACTCTGCCCATAAAGGCTCATCAGACTCAGGCATAATTGCAGGAAACTCAACAAGCTCCCATTGGTCAGCGTGTGCTTCTGACTGTCTTTTAAGTAATCGACCTGCTAAGTCTTTGGTTGACCATCGTGTCATTACTAAGATGATAGTACCACCCGGCTGTAACCTTTGGCGTGGTCCTGATGTATACCATTCCCAAGCTGCATCCATTGCAGTTGGTGACATAGCATCTTGCTCAGAATGTGGATCGTCAATGATTAATAAGTCTGCACCACGACCTGTAATAGCACCACCAACTCCTGAGTAGAAAGCTTCACCGCCATCATTGGTTGTCCATCGACCTGCTGACTTGTTGTCACCTGATAAACTAATATTAGGAAAAACGGTTTGATAATCTTCTGAGTCAATAATGTTTCTAACTCTACGACCAAACCTTACAGCTAGTTCTGCGGTGTGAGTTGCTTGAATAATTTTTAGTGATGGATTTAGTCCCATCATCCATGCAGGAAAAAATGTAGATGCAAACTCTGATTTGGAATGTCTTGGTGGTAAACACACGATAAGTCTTTTAAGCTTGCCTTGTGCTATGCGATTAAATTTGTCTGCAAGTATCTTGTGATGTCTGCCCATGATAAAGCCTTGCCACATCATTTTTACAAACTCTAAAAAATCATCTCTGCATTTGGTTCTTGCTTTAATGTTTTTCCATTTATCAATTAAAGCCAAGGCTTCTATCTGCTCATCTTTAGATAGAATTTCAAAAGATTTTATTTTGTCTAAATCAAGCATAGGGTGGGAAGTTGGACAACATCTTTCTTAGGGGGGAGTAACGCCAACTTCCCTAGACATGTAATTATGAGAGAGAGGAGATATTGAATAATACCCACAAGAAACATGTCATTCCTCATTTTCACACAGATGGTCTTGTTTTAATAGTCCTAGAATGGCATATCCTGCCGTATCAATCCAACTGTCCATATGTTGTGGATTTTGGGATATGCGTATTAATTTCATGCAAAGCATAATATTACAAGCATCGCTACCTGTAATTGG